CCATACCATTAGTACGTGGTCGGTTGGCTCTATTAGTCCGCCTATTTCTATTACGTCTCTTCCTCCTCACTCCACCCCTGGTCGACAGGGTTAGTAGTCTATTAAATTCCTTCTTACTTAATTTAACCATTGTGTTTATGAATGTCCCTCCTCACAACTGTCCTTGTACAATTTGCTATGCCAAGCAGGTACTGGCACATCTATCACTTCATCGGTTAATTCAAACTCATCACACCAACGTTCGATGGTAACTTGTTGCAGTGGTGTGTAACCGGTCGCCTCCCAGAAGGACAGTCTCGTAGGTGCGTCGATGGGGACCGCATCCCGCTTCGTAGTCATACCCATACCGAAATTACTACGACTTAACTCCCTAAACACTTTGTGTTTGCTTCTCAAACCCAGTCTCAAATTCATTTGGTAAATTGACTGTAGAATGGGCATACCCCAATACTGGGACATTCCACACTCCCCGACTGCATATAATAACTTACGGAACTGGGCAATGTCACCTCCGTTAATGCCAAAAGACATTACATCTCTCAGCATTGCCTTGTCTGGTGATCTGCACATCCTGACGCCATTAGGCGTGCTTATGAAATAATGTTGGCAAAAAGTTAATTCCTCAGGTTTGGTGGCAATTCCTTCAAGGGTCATATTCATACCATATTTCCGAAAGTGCCTTGTAGCAACGTCAACATCAAACGTACCTGGCTTGGCCCAGATGATGGTATCATCGCCATCACACATGAGTCTCATATCTCCACTCACTAGTCCTTTACACATCAAACCCATTAGCACGCAGTTGCCCAGGCTAGTATTCACATCGCCAGAACAACGTCCCTCCCAGTTATCAACATGGAAAGAACCGTCAGGTGCCTTAACTTTAATCTTGTTTGACACTTGTGCTTTCAATAATACTCGCAACTCATTGTCACCTGGAAATATACCTTTGTACACGGCGTGCTCAATGTTTAACAACTTCGCATTGACGTGCTGATCAAACCTTGCCATATCCAAACTGTAAGCCCAATAACCCTGTCCAAAGTAGTTCTGGGCAATGGCAGCCTTTTCGAAAATTGTTTTGCCTTTCATCATAGTATTTTTGTGTCCGTAAAGTTTATCAAATGATTTGAGAATTGGTCCCTCCAAATGGGACAAATAACAACCCAACAAAACATTATATTTTGGGTCTCTGGGATTGATCAATCTGGGGACATTAATTTTCTTTACACTGTGTAGTGTGCCCTCAATCTTAATGAAAGCTCTGGTGGTGGCTATTCTGGCTAATGTAGTGCCGAGAGTACTAAGTTGATACACATTATGACATCCGGCATTGACCATTTCCCCAACAATCTTACGATATCGATTCCGTGTGCGTTGTGGTCGCGCTTCCGCATAAGCTAGAAGGTCCATCTTTTTACACACGTTATCGGCTCGAACGATTTTGGCTATTGTCTTTGCCATTGGTAAAAGTTTTACAACTTCGTGTTCATTGGCCGCGATGGGCTTAGTACCTTTGTTGTCTGTTGCCAACACCCTTTCAGTGACACTAAACAATGCATTATGCACACTTTGTTTGTATGGTAACACAAACGATTCAGTATTCTTGTGCGGAATATCAATGGAGTAGGATAGTAGCTCCTTATTTACAGATTCGCCTATCCTGAGAGCTTGTACTTCATCCGGTAATATGCGCATTCTGTGTCGCAAAATAATACAAGCTCTACGAATCCGACCTCCTCAAACCTTCCCTTCAGTCCTTACACCTATCGGTGATTTCCAATGGTTGCCCTCAACCGGGCTTAGAGACTTAATCAGTTCCATTTCGGGTATAATGAAATAGGCATCTACGCAAAATTGTAAGTTCTTAGCGATGGCAGTACGCGTCCACTTCCTCTGGACCATCAACATCTTGCACTGCGCTTCGACATCGCTACGTCTGACCAGGGTTTTGCTCTCTATCAATCTTTCAATAATCGTTGCCACTCCGTGATGTTTACCTCTTCTCTTGACGACATACCGAGATTTATCTCCATTCTTCAGCCGAGCCATTGCCTCCTCACCAAACACCTCGTCATCGACGAGTTGTTGTAGACTCTGGCCTCCTTCATCCACTTCAACCCAATCACATTCATCCTTGTCGTCCCAATCACTTAATGCAAAAGATTCGTACACCTTGGTCTTCACATCTGCCAATTTTTCATTATACTTCTTCCTCTCCTGTGCAATGAATAACTTTCGACCCTTTGTCCATTTCCAAAACTTGACAATGTTCTTGACCCCGCCGCAGGCAAGGCCAAGTCCAACAGCACCTACCACTGGCAACACTGCTGGCAATCCTGACAAGACATATCCAGTCAACATAGCACTGCCACTGGCAATACCATGGATTACTTTAGCTATTTCATGCACAGTCCGAAACTTCC